AAGTTTTGATACTTCATTGTTGACGTCATCTCTTACATTCAATGTAACTGCTTCCCAAGTATGTTTGCCAGCCATATACACTCTTGAGTTATAAGCATCGAGTGTTACTGGATCAAAAGAGATATTTGGTCTTGTAATATCTACAACTTGTTTTGTGAGTTCTGATCTAGGAGTTGAAACACCAAAATTTTCTAACACCACTCTAAAGCGATATTGTAATTTTGGCATCAACAGTCCTTGTGAACTTGCTGATTGATCACTTGCTAGTGGAACTGTAAATTTAGATAATGTTGATACTGCCATTTTGTTTTCTCCTAGTATGAATATTTACTATTCATTTTCTCCTATTTGCTTTTAAACCTTTAAAGGCCTAATGTTGCTATTTCTCCTGTGTTTTTAAGTCTCACTGGTATGTAGATAAACTCAACTGCTTTCACAGGTTCAATTGCTACATCAACATACAATTCATTTCTATCTATTCTTGCAGGTGTGTTGTTTGATTCGTCACACACAACAGCAAAGTCGAACAGTGCTCTTTGAGATGTTAATTCTAACAAGAATGACTCAACTGATTGTTTGATTTCATTTCTTGTTAATGAATCGTTTGGCTCAAATATAAATGGTCTTGCAATTTTGTCTAACTGTAATCTTACAAAGGCAACCAATCTTGCAACATTGATTCTGTCTAATGCTGAAGCAGTAAGTTGTCTTGTTTTTTGACCAAAGTTAACAAGTCCTGCACCTGTAACAAAAGATATTGGGTTAATATGTACACTGTAAAGTGCATCTCTTAAACCTTCTGACACTGCTGTTGACTCAAACTCGCCTTCTGAGTTAATGTGTCCAACTGATGTAGCATTGTCTACAACACCTCTTCTAACGCCAGCTGGTGCAAACCATGGAAACGCAACTGTGTCGTTGTAGGCAATGGTTCTCAACATCATATGTGATGCTGGAACAACCACTGATTCACCCGCTAAGTCTGTTGTAAATCCTGATGGATAAAACACACCTGTGAATGAATTTGTTGACACTAATCCGTCTTCTCCGTTGTCTGGAGCGCCTGCTGTGTTGTTTGCGTAATTTGTTACTGCTGTTGAATTTGGTGCTAATCTAAATGGAGTGTCACCAACAACAAACGCAGTTTCTTTTCTGTCTGAGTTTAGAGTTTCTAAGTTGCCAATCAGTTCTGGATAACCAGGAGCCGCTAACAAGTTGAACTCTCTTTGTTCTTCTCTTAGTGCGGTTGTTGACTCAACACTTGATTTCATTGCTTCAACGATCAAGTTTCTTTGTGCTTTTCTGCCCATATATGGAGCACCGTTTGTCTGTAAACCTGATGCACTTACCCAAGCATCTTTTTCACTTGGTAATGTTGGATATGTTGTTGTGTCAGCAAAGTTTGATCTTGAGAACCAATTCTTTTTGAATTGCTTAACATTGTAACCTGATCTTCTTGTATTGAAACCAAGCATTCCTTTTGGATATAATGCTGGATCTGGTTTGTCTATGTCAACATAGTTTGATGTCAACAAGTCTGTGATCAATGTTTCTTTGTTCACCACATCAAGTGTTCCAGATGAATGATAACGGAAGTCAGCAAACACAATACCATCTTGTGATGTTTGGTCTGTGTTGTCAATTGATGTCCATTTTTCGCCATCTGCTTTTGAGTTGTCATATCTATAAAGATCTGGATAGTTTTCTAGATCAGCAGTGTTCAACCAAAGGTCACCATTTGCTAGTGCTGTACCATCTGTCTGTGTTGTTGGTTCAGTTGCTGATACAATTGGTCCCAATGGATCTGTGCCTGACAGGTCCCAACCTCTTGCATCTGTAACATTTTGATAACCTTTCCATGATGAACCATCGTGTATCAATATGTCCACTTCGTCTACAGTTGTGTTGTACCAATACTGACCGTCTGTTGGATCTTTTGTTGGCTCAGTAGTTGATTGGATTGCTGTGAATGATGTACCAGAGTCTGGTGTGTTTTCAACAGGTCCCCAACCTGATGCCATAAATGCAAATGTTCTTGTGGCAACATCAGCTGTTGCGAGATATGTTGATGAAAAATCATCTTTGTCGCCGGCTGGAGCAACATACAAGTTTGCTATTTTTTCTTGAGATATATCTGAGTTACCACCATATGTGTTTGCATATGTGGCATTGAATCCTAAGTCGCTCATTGCTGTACCACTGGTATCAGTGAAATAAATGTTGCCACCTAGTTTGTGTTTCAATGTGATTCTTTTTGATGTTGCATCGTATGATGCTTCGATGTTATCAAATCCAGCAGTTGAAATTGCTGTAACAAAATCATCTGCATCAGTACCACTTATGCTCACAGTCTTAGTCTGTAATAAAGCTGAAGATGTATTTGCTGTTGCTGATGTGTTCAACAATGTCTCTGCCATCTTGATTGTATCACCGGAACCTACAATGTTTGTTTTGTCTGCGATCTTGTTTGAAATAATTGTAGTTGCCGCACCACTTGGAATTTTTCTCACAAACGGAGTGTAGTCAACTATTTCACCATCTGACAGAGTTGAATCGTTCCACTCGTGTTCGTTGATTGCAGATTGTACAAAGTGTGAATTCACTGACAGGTTAGCACCGCCACCTAGTCTGTCTAACTGCTGAAGTGCTTGTTCTTGAGTTTTGTAAACTGGAGTGTTAACAGATTCAAAAGCACCGATTGTTGAATTGTATTTTTTCAACGAAATTGATGCACCGCCATTTGGTTCAGTTTGTTGTATCCATATAGAACCAGTTGGTCTTGGTGATGAATCTGATGTTCTAAATCCATGGTCTTCTGTGTGTTGTCCAATGAATAGTTTTGGAACATAGTATCTGCCACCTGTAATTCCTAATGCTGAAAGTTCATCGACAGACGAATCTCCCACACTTGAAATTATGATCGATGATGACACAGCAGTTGTTGATGAATCATCTCCTGTTGCATTTGGTATGCCATAAATTTCTAATTTGCCGTCAACAGCAGAAGCTTTGACGCCAGTGATATTTGCTGAGTTGATTGCACTTGCGGCATCTGACACTGACTGTCCAACCTGGACAGCAACTTCATTAACTCTGATGGTGCCATCTTGTAGGGTTGGGTTTGATACAGTACCTTTGATCGTTGGATGTGATGAGTGCCAAGAACCATCTTTGGTTGCACTTCCACCTGAACCAACTTTCACCCAAGTGTTTGATCTTGTTTTGTAGTATAAAGCATTGTATGGATCCGTTGCCACTATCGCATAATCACCTATTGAACCAACATTTGTCTTTGGAGCTCCTCCAGTAACATTGTCTGTGTCTGTAACACTGAGTGGAGTCTTCACAGTGAATGATTGTGTCGCTGAATTCCATTCTTTGATGCCCCATGATGTTGAAGCAAGATCCAACCAATAGAAGCCATCGCTAGGTGTGCCACCAGGTGCACCCGCTGAACCTTCTAGTTCTGCTAGATCTAAATTTGCTCTGATTACAAATGCTCTGTTCGCCACGCCAAGGAAGGAGTATGCGGCTTGAAGTCCATATTCGTTTAGTTCATATCCTTGGATTGGTGTGCCACCAGCATCTGTGTAAAATTTTGGTGTTCCAAATGTTTGTGTCAATTCTCTCTGAGATGACACTAAAAATATTTCATTCGCATTGGTTGACAGCGTGCCAGCGGCAGTGCCGTCTCCTGTTCCTGATGTTTTGTTTTGAGCAGTTGCTACCACTACAAGTGGAACTGCTCCAGGTATTCCGGGAACGTAGAAAGATTCATCTACAACGGAAACCTGTACTCCTGGTGAAATTAAAGCCATTTTGGTTTACTCCTTGTTATGAATATTTATTACGGATGGGCTGATTTATATACAGATCTTAAAGAGCACCAAAAAGGTTAGTATAAATATATACGTGCTTAATGGACATAAACATAGCAGACCCCTTTGCCAAGAGTGTAACAGTAAGCCAGCGGCTTATAACTACAGGCGTGGCGACAAAGTATATTATAGAAAGAAGTGTGACTCCTGCATAAGGAAAACCAGTAGTTCAACCATCACAACTCCGGCCTGGCAGAGATCAGGATACAGCAAAAAGAAGTCCTGCGAAATGTGTGGATTCACTGCACAACATCCATATCAACTAGATGTGTACTACGTCGATGCGAATATGACCAACAACAACAATTCGAATTTGAAAACTGTGTGTGCTAACTGCAATAGATTATTGCACGTCAAGAAGCACGGTTGGAGACAAGGCGATCTTTCTGTAGATCAGTGATAATATCATCAATGCCAGCGTTTAATTGCTCAATGCTGGAATCATTTTGCAACATATAATCAAAGTCAGTGTTTGCCCAGGCATATTCAGAAGGGTGTATATTTTGTGGCTGTATGCCATGGTATTTGAAGTGTGAAAACCACATAGGATCATCACCTCTTTTTACTCTCCACACGGATCCACCAACTTCCTTCAGCATTTTGACTTCATTGGGGAAACGCACATCAGGAACGATCCAATTGGTGTCGGGATTGTCTAATATCTTTTTCTTAACAAGACTGACCCATATGCCATCAAAGAATCCTTGTCGCATACATTCTGTACCAAATTTTTGTAGCACCAGTCTTGGTGTGATGCTTTGATCAGTTTCTTTGCTCCAGAAAACGTCTGGTTGTTCACGCCATTCTCTAGAATCATTGGACTTTCCTTCTAGCATATCTCTGTCCCAGTCGAACATTGCCGACACGGCATCTTTTAACTTATCTGCAAATGATATTTTTACAAAATTATGATTTGAAATTAAATGACCAGCCACAGTGTCTTTGCCTGATCCAATGAGTCCACAAATGCCTATTATCATTTGTAAATTATACTATCTATATTATGAAAAGTCTAGTTGTTAATCAAAATCAAATTAAATGTGCTACTGACCAAACTGTTATTGGTTGTGGAATATGCTCTCACTTCTATGTCAGTTTTTTCAGTGAATTGCAGTGGAATCTTGTAGTCTTTGCTGTAGGTTGTGGCACTGACAGTGATGATGTCTTTGCTGTTCCAAGCACCGTTGCCGTCAAACGGTCTAGCCAGTATAAAAGCCACAGCATCTGTGTTCTGTTTACCTGCACCCACTGTCCACTGTGTCAAATATGCTGTTTTTCCTGCTGGCACTGTGTACAAACTCATAAATGTCTGACCTCTACCTGCCGCATTGGATCCTGTGCCATCAACA